CTAATTGACCTGCTCGAGTTCTGCCAGTTCTTGTAAATCCTCCGCCAGCCAATCCATTATCAATCCATTCGATTGCTCGTTGTGCCGCGTCTCTTACTGCTTGTGGGGGAACATAACCATCTTCGGCTTTTCTAAAAGCATGAATTTGGCGCAATCTTTCCTCTGCTTCATCTTTAGAGTCATAACTTCCAAAGCGTCTAGTTCCCTCTTCGTTGTAAACAACCCATTTTCCATCTTCTTCTTGGATACGCTTTTCAACGGGTTCAATACGCATTTGATAACCATTGACGGTTAAGAAAGTTTTAATATTGCCTTCAGTTTCACCCGTGGCTTTGATAACATCTAAAACTGCTTCTGCTGGTAATCCACCAAGGCTAGTCAGGTCTACATTGTCGATTGAATCAATAAGAATCTCGTACTTGTCCCAATCATCTTTAGGGCGTTCCATTTTGCGCCGAGCCATCTCATTGAGGATGGTGTGATGAACTTCGATTTCAGCCGAGGTTGGAGAGGCTGATTTATGGACATTCTCATGAAGCGCGAGTAGTTTCTCAGCGCTTAGATGAATTAGTTTAGGAGCAATATCCGCCATGTATTAAGGATAGCGGATGCTATTCTGACTGGGGTTTATTTCCTTGAAGTATGGTTTGAATTTCTTCCATGAGTAGCGTTTCATCTTTTTCATCGGCGCCTGTGTAGGAAGTAAAAGCAACCTTCTCAGACCATTTGGCATAAGCCTCTTGGATAGCCTTTTGTGTCTCTCGTCTACTCATAATCTAATTATACCCCAGTTTATTTGTTTCCGCCACTTGGCGCTGGTTTTTCACGGGCTGTTCCATCGTAAATCAATCCATCGCCGTCATGGTCGATAGGACCATCTAATAGTTTCTGACCTTCAGCAGTCAATGACTTTACATATTTTAATCTCAAGTCATACATCAAACTCTTGCCTGGCCATTCCGTTGCACCTTTTGTGTAGCCAATGTTTGCAAAGTGAGCAGGTAAAGGAAAGTCATCTGTTTTCATATCTTTGACAGAATCCCAAGCAGGGTACTTATTACCGCTCTCATCAGAAAAGTTTGGTTGATAGCCGTCAGTTGCTCTGCTCATTAAAGCATCAAACTCTGCTCTTGCTGGAGTGCCTCTTTCAAACCCATCTACATATTCAACATTGTCAGCAATCTTTTGTAGATTGTCGGCAACTCGGTCAGGTTTCCAGTCATAACCTGCTCGCGCCCAATGGCGAGCGCCATCCCATGCTGTACCAACTTCAATGTAGCCCATACCTCTAGCGGTATACCAAGCCTCAGATTGTTCAATAAGTGCTTTACCAAAACCAGTACCTTGATAAGTAGGGTCGGGAATTGCTAGAACTTCATGCTCAACATTCCACACACCGTCTTTTTGGAAGAAGCGCCGAGAGACTTCTCCAACCATATTGCCCTCATCATCGACAATATCTCCACGGACATAAATGCTATTTCCGTCTCGGAATACCTGACCTATATTTGTACCAAGAGTTATTTCTTGTCCATCGGGATTAGTTCCAGTATGGCTAATTCCATAAACTTCTTGAAAGAATGGAAGTAACTCTTCAGGGTCTTGACGACCCACATCCCCTGAATTAACTCTTTCAAATTCATTCAAAGTATCTCGTTGAGATTCAACATATTCATCAATCATTTCTCGCTGAACATCTTCGTAGATAGTTGCTTTTTCTTGTTCCGTATATTCATGATTAGGAAATTCTCTTTGCAAACTTTCAAGACGGTCTTGTACCCGTGAATCAATTCCTGAAGTTGCATCGGCATAAAGGTCACTATCATTTTCAACAGTTAGCCTTAATTGTTCATCGCTATATTCTGTGTCATCTTTCATAACATTATCTAAGTCCTCTAAAGATGGACCAAGACCACGCATCTCTTCAATACGAGAAATTTCATTTTCTGTAAATCCTCTAGCCCAGTTGCCATGCTCGGATTGGTCATGCTCACCGTGCTTGATTACTGGCTTCAACCCATAATCAAAATAAATTACTTTGAGGGTTTTGCTAACTTTGCCCAAATCTCTTTGGCGTAAGCGTCTATCTGCTCGTCTGTCATATTCGACAAATCGGGCAGTTGTACTGCTTCGAGTTTTTTCGATGCCACCTGTTCCTCCTGTTTCTATCTCTTTGAAGTTCGCTACATCCCAAATTGAGATTTGGTCGCGTTCACGACCCCGAGAGATAGCCTCCCCCTCGTCCTCAATGTTTTCTGATACATCAAGGTAAACCTGTCCATCATCTGTATTATGCCATAAACCGAGGTAGTTATTCGAATTATTGAACTCTGTTTTGTGTTGCTTCATATATGAGGAAAGAATCTCAGCGCCCTTAGCCTCGTCAAAAAACTCTTCAGCCTTGACTATCGCCGCAAACTTCTTGCCTTTGGCAACCATAAAGCCCTTAGTAGGCTCAGAACCGTCTTTGAGGCTTACTGAGAGACCACCGTTCTCCTTGACCCTATCAAGAGTGGAGCGGACAATCTCAGGGGCTACCTCGACCCCATGCGCCCATGAGCCATGGCTTGACTGGTCATGGTCGCCATGCTTTTTTACATCTTTGGCTCGAGTAATTTCAATGCCATCTAGCGTGTCAGTTAAAAATTTACTCATTTGTCCATCCTTTGAAAAACAGCAACTCGAGCCTCAGTTCCAACATCTGTTTTATATCCAAGGAACTTTAGAGGTGTATTTCGAGGAAGTAAAACTTCTTTCTCATCATCAGCAACCGTGCTTGTATCTTGAACGGCTGTTCTGTACATATCTACTGCTAAACCTTTACCCGACTTTGACTCGTTAGGTAGAATGACAGCAACCGTATCTTGACTGGGGCTAATACCACCCATCCAACTACGAGCAGATGATTGTGTTTCATGTGTTATATCAATACGAGTTGTGGACAAAAAACCTTTATCTTGAAATATGTCACCTTCATTTATTTGAGATAAAACATTATCGGAAAACACGCGATAAAGATTTTTGTCACCGAAGATTTTCTGAGGCATACCTTTTTCGTCGGTATACAATTCAGGGGCTTCAGAAATTAGTTTATCCAAGGCTTCAACATCTTTTTGAGTTCTTTCTGCCATGGGAGTTTTACCGCTATTTACTCTTTCAAGAAGTTCGGCACCATGCTTGGTTGCGTATGTATAAACAGCATCTTCTAATTCCGATTCGGTAAGTTCAGCGCCAACTTCGTTATTCTCGCTGTACTCATCTATTGCCCTTAAATAAAGACTTTCATCATTTTCAATAATTGATTTTGCTTCAGCGGGGTCTAATTCTGTTTTTTTATCTCCGCCACGAAGATACTCGTTGATTCTTTTGTATCCATTTTGTGAATAATCATCTAAGGCATCATGTTCTTCCTTTGATACACCAACCATATTTCCAGCGTTATCTACGCCATATCGTTCGTTATAGGCATTACCAGCGTTTTCGCCCTGAGTTTCTTCATCAAAATTTCCTGAAGCCCAATTACCGTGGGAACTTTGGTCATGGTCGCCATGTTTGAAAACTGGCTTATAGCCAATAGGCAATGCGATTGTGATACTCATTAACGACGCCTATCAGGTGGGATTATCACCATGGTGCAACGACAATTAGGATGAACTCTGCCTGGGGTCTCATGACCGCTAGAGAATGTTTCGTTCCAAGGAACTATCTCGCCATCTAGTTCTAAACAGATAGGGCAGGTGCGTTCATCTTGAGCAATGACCCACATCTTTTGTGCTTCAACATCTACATAACCTTGTTCCGCCGCTTGGTTCCATCCCTCTTGGCGTCCCTCGTTCTGAGCAATCTGAATCTCTGTACGGGCAATCATCGTTGCTCTTTTACTTTTAAGTGAATCGGCATAACGGGTAGCGCGTTCCATTGCGCGAGCGCGAGCGGTTGCTTCTTTAATTCCACTCTTAACTAAACGGTCAAACTCTTTTTTCTCAAAATTAGTGACTGCTTTTGCCCATTGAGGATGAAGCCCTACGACATTCTTAATCCGTCGGGCTGTTGCTCTGTAATCTAATTGCTCATTAAAGGCATCAATGATTGCTTGACGAACGGAGTTGCGGGTAAGGGCATCAATCGAAGTAATCAATTCTCCAGCACGGCGTTGGGCAAAGGCTAGAGAGTTTGGGTTTGTCTTATTGAATGACATAGTGAATTCAACTTTAGGTGGCTTGGGTTGCGCCCATGCGGGAAGTTTTGTGAACTCCATATTAGCCATCGCTGGTTTGTTATCTATCTTTACCTTTGACGGCAAGAAGGCTGGCAATGCCAATTTAGGAGCAATGCTTTGAATCTGCTCAATCGCCTCTTTACCGCCAAGGTCAATAGAAGTTAAAAGACTTTGTTGAATTTTCTTTTGATTGGCAATGGTGATTGTTTCGAGCAAACGCTCTAAGGTTGCTGGGTCCATGTTGCGAAGCAGACTCTCAAGTTGCTTCATAGAGATTTTATCCGTGGCTCGCTGAATTGATTCGTACAAAGTGCGAGCAAGGGCTTGCTCTTGAGGTGTTAGAGGGACTCGCTTATTTCGCGCCTTAGCAAAATGAATTGCCATCTCTAACCAACTTCAGGAAGTTTCGGAGCCTCAGTTTGAGTAGGAGCAGGTGGCAATTCTTCCTCGCCCGATGTTGCAGGTTCTTCAGGCATAGGAGGAATTCCTTCACCTTCAGGCATAGGAGGCATACCAAAATTCTGTCCATCGTGTTCGGCAGGTGGTAGACCAGCCAAGTCGCGTAGATACTCTTCTAACTTAGGGTCAGGGACGATAGCGCCAGTTTGTACTAAGCCACCAACGAATCCAGCAATCTCATTCAAATCAACATGGCTTACTTCACCGTATGTGAGATAAGGAGCGCGAGAAACATCCATACCGTTAAGTTTTAATAGGCGTGGGATAGCGTGTTGATTTATTACTTCAGCAATGTTCTTAGCGATTGAATCAACTGACATTGACCATAAATCCATCTTGGAAGTTCCAAGCGCATAAGAGCCAACGCGGTCAGAGCCAAGAAGAATAAAGTCAGAAAGGATTGACATGGCAATTCTTTGGTCATAGCGTTGGATAATCTTGTCTGTATCAAACTGACGGGAACCGCCTGAAGATAAAAGAACTAAATCAAAAACCTTATGTCCTTGGTCGTCATACATAGAAGGCATGACGATTCCTTCTTGCTCGTTACGCTTAATCGATGTAACGATGTTTTGAATAGTTGCTAGAACTGAGGCTTGCTCGGCTGTTGCGGTAGATGAAAGAAACTCAGGTGGCACATAGGCAACTGGCAAACCTGCTAGGTCACGCTCAATACCGATTGCTTCAATCTCTTCAATACGGCGCTTGAAATACCAAGAGCGGTAAGCGTTACGAAGAATTGAGCGACCTTCAGGGTTATTTTTTTGTGAACTGGTACGGAATAGCAAAGACTTCTCGATTGGAATGTGATGGATACCGCCCGAGGATGGGTCTACTTGAACCATTCCTTGAATTCCGCCATCTTCATCCATCATCCATCGGAATAAAGTTTCTTGAGCGCGGATAGGCATTTTGCGCCAGCCGATACGACCATCATTAAATTTAGATTTACGCTGAGGGTCGTTGCTATCTCCTTCGCGGATTTTGTAAACAATTTCGTGGTATGAATAACCAAAGACCAACATTGAAAGCATCTGAGATAGAGCAGAGTCCCAAGACTCGCTCATATCGTGTAGACAAGATTCTACAAACGCCGCAACTTCTTTATCTTCAGGAGAAATCTCTCCATCTTTAGAATCGTCAGAATATGGGTCAATGCGCCACTCAAGACGAGTAATAACTTTTTCGATTGCGAATAACATTGAGCCGATAGTCGGGTCGTTGTCCGCCATCTCTCGATAGATTCTCGCACCGCGTTGTCCGCGGAGATTAACTAAAAATTCTTCGTAAACCGTACCGCCTGAACGACGCAGACCAGTAGAGCCGAACTCCTGCAAGTCGGGCGTTATTTTCTCAGCCATCTAACCCTCTACTCTTTGGTTGCTAATCCTACGACGATTGCGACTGCCTGTTCTTGATTGAATCCCGCCTTTACTAACTCTGAAAACAACTCATGAGTTTGGATGGCGAAAGCCCCTAAAACAGACACGACACCTTCACTATTGGGTGAAAGGTTATCGTACACCCGTCGATTATACCGCTAGGCGAATTTAGCCTTTTTATTCTCCGTCTAGTACCAACTCAAAAGAGTTGTTTCTTTTAGAAGTAATTGCAGACGCAGACTTCAAAGCCAAATCTCTATCGCCAACCTGAGCAAAGAGACGGTTTTCTAATTCGCCACCAATAGCATCAAAGCGACGGAAATAGATGTTGTATGGCAAAGCATCTTGCTGAATGTTTAGTTCAATCTCAACATACTCTTTTGGAGCAATTTCTTGAGATACAAATGGTCTGCCATTGGAATCAACAACCACTTTTGAACCTTTTAATTCCTTTGTGAAGAAATCAGTCCAAGCCATTTACAACCCCTTTCGAGAGTTTATTAACCCTAATAATACTACATCAGGGTTAGAAAGGAAACGACTCAGGAGCCTCGGGTTCCTTCTTCCAAGTAGGAGCGCTCCAAGGGTCTACCTCGGTATCGCCCTCAGCATTACGGCGGACATCAACTACCTGAACTATGTGGCGCTTCAAATCCACACCAACATTGAAAGCGGTCACGGTCATCTTGCCTTTTTTCTCACCCGTGATTTTATCGTCCCAAGATTCCCATACTGCTGTTCCTTGGATAATTACACCCATTCCCTTTTTCAAAGAATCGGCAACATTCTCTGCAAGTTTGTTCCAGCACTTAATTGACCATGGAGTGACATCGGTATTTTCCCAAGTGCCATCAGGTTTCTTTTGTGACTTAGATGAAATGATTGTGAAGGTTGCCATTGCCTTACCGTTAGGGGTAAAGCGCAACTCAGGGTCGTTGGCTAGGTTTCCTGCTATTGCTATTGCTGTCATGCTATATGCCTCTCATTCGTTATTGGTTTGGCGATTATGTTTAGTTTTTTTCTCATTCTGTCGCGTTCTTTAGTAGATGTTCCACCCCAAATGCCGACTACTTTGTAATGTAACGCATAGGTCAGACATTCTGATTTCCAATAGCATCCATTACAAATTTTCTTTACTTGTTTGTTCTCCTCTGTTATCAAATTCTTCTCGGGAAAAAAGTAATCCGTCTCCAAGCCCCAACAACTCGCTCCCTCGAATTTCCAAGGCATCATAATTTTCTGCATCTAGTTCCTCTCCGACAAGTAGGCGATGGGGGGAAGAGGCATCTAACTTAGCCAATACTCTTCCATTACGCCATACCTTGCCGCCAACAATTCCATCATAGAAATTAGGCTTAGGCTGTACTAGAGATTCACACTCTGTCCAAAAAATACAACTAGAACAATAATTTAATGCGGGTTGTGCTAAATCTAAATTGAATTGGTCAAAGAGCCAAGGGTCGGCTTCCCGACACGGCGCTTCTGATGTAAATGAACCCATGTATAAAGGTTATCTTGAGACTTCTTGATTCTTGGTGATTGGAACATCTTTGCGTGTCGCCCAATCTCCGAATCGCTCCCTAATTAACTCGTTGAGTAATTTGATTCTTTCTTCTTCACTCTTCGCTCGGTTTGTCTCTGAGTCCGACATCATCATTGCCCTCCCAATTTTTTAATCCGTGATGAACTAATCCAAGGTGACGCCAATCAGGATTTTGGTCGTCTGCAAGTGTGAGCGTCCAGTAATCCTTGTCGCCCTCTCCCATCCATTCGGATACGAGAACCCATCCTGTACAAATTGCTGGTTCAACAAAGGCGATGCGCCCGATTTCGGCGAGCGCATCGTCTATTGCTGAAGGCTTCTTATGCTCTTCTTGATTTCCCATTCAGGGAGGTTAGTACCAAAAATTTCTTTCCCAAAAGCGCCACGCCGAACAAGGATTGGAATAACGACTTTCGATATAAATGAGTCCGCGCTCTACTTGCTCCTCAACCGTAAGGTCAGGATTTAATCCAAGTATCTGTGGGATTCCACCAGCATGAAGTTTTTCCCCGTTTTGATATACGGGCTGTTTGTTATACGCATTAGGGCGCCAGTTTGATTCCTCAGTCCATAGCGACAGGAGACATTCCCATTGCTTAGGTGTATCCCAACCGTAAGCACCAAGACGCTTTTGGGCGAACTCTTTAGATGCTTCAGGTGTGCGCTCGACCAGTATTGGTTTCATTACTGGCGCTTCACTTGCTTGCGCTACTGGGTCAGGTGGAATGTGGAACGGATTGATAATGATAATTCCAAGAACGAAGATGATGCTCGGAATTGGTTTGAAGATGTTTTCATAGAATCGCATATTCCTCCATTGTTAGGAGTGAACACTTAGTCGTTACTGGTTGTAACGCTTCTATGTTGTCAGTATCGGACTGACCTCACTTTGGCTAGTAGGTGTTTTGCGAACCTGATTTAAGGGTACATCATGAAGATGAATGACTGTCAATAGTTGGGCGTTCGGTGGCGGAGCGATGAAAGTTACGCTAGAGAGAGGACGGACGCGCAACAGGCGCTACTACGCCACCGAACTTGGGTACCCGTAGGAAATGATACCCGACGCATAACCTTGAAAGGTTAAGTGATTATGCGACTCACTCCGTCAATCTAAGAAGAGACTGACGGAGTGAATTCTTTTAGTTAGTCGAGGCGACTTCCAGCGCTCGCTTCGATTCCGTATTTTCCAAGAACCTCAGCAAAGGCTTGAGCGAAAGCATATTTACGGTCTACGCTCTGTCCGAATTCTCGAACCCAAATTTCGTATCCACCGTAATAACCTTTACTACCGATTCCTTGAGCCTTTAACCAATTCACAAACGCACCTCGCGCTGGAGAAATGTTTACCCAAGCGAATCCGCAAAGACCATCAAGAATGTAAGTTTTTTTCTTGAAGTCAATATCATTTCCAAGTGGAGTAGTTGGAGTACCAACTACAAACTTTGGAGTGTCAGCATCTTTGCCAGCCAAAAGACCAGCCTCGTATGCTTCAGCATAAATGCGCTTACATTGAGTTTTTGTAAGAGCCTTTTTCTTCTCGATGACTGAAGTTGTCATTTCATGTCCTCCTCTCGGACAATTCAAAGTATACCCTACTGGGGTTAAGAATTCAACTTGAACGCTTGAGCCTTTTTACGGGCGCGTCGCTTATCAGCCTCTTCAGATAGCACCTTGTCCAACTGCGCTCGCCGAATTGCCCTTAATGAGCCTTCAGAGACCCGTAGGGGCTTGTTTCGCCCTAGGCGTGATAGTAGATTCATCCGAACCACCTACCGCTCTCTATTGACCCCACAATGCCAAAAGCAAACAGGATAAAAAATACGAAGGCGATGCCCTCAGCGTTCTCAGCCCACTTTCGACCCTTGGCGCTCAAGCGGACTCCTCTTCTCGAACATACTCGCTCGATGTAACTTGTCTCGTTCATGCTGTCCTCTCTTTGATTCGTCGAACTACACCGTAAGCCTGAAGTGAAGCATCTGCCTCGCATCTAAAGCAATACGGTTTACCTTGGATAAAGGTAATTCTGAATTCGCTATTGCAGGTAGAACATTTCATTATTTAACCCCCCATATAACTTCTGTCTCACCGCGGACTGTAAGTAGTGCCACGATTTCTGACTTTGGAATCTTCCTCTCCAAGATGATTCCTTTCTTGCCAAATCGATTGGCAAAAAATTCTGCTTTAGATTTATCTAGTGTCCAAGATAATCCGTTCTCGTTTAATCCTTTTTGGCAACCTCGATAAATAGTTACCTCATCAGCAAGCGAGCGCAAGATGTTGTCGTCCTCTTCATTCATCATGTAGTGACGGTCTCGACGGTCTGCGGAAAGTAACTTCTTCCAATCATTGAGATAGGCATACTGGTTTTCTGTATCTACCCAAATGTGAGTAAGCATCTGCCAGTAATTCACATCGCCTAATTGCTTCTCGATTTTCTTGAAGGCTTCAACTCTGTATGGGCGCTCATGTAGAAATACATATTGACTGTAATTCCAAGAGCCAAGCGCTTCTTTGACTGCTTTTAACTTGTGAGCATACTGAGCATTAGCGCTACCGTTTGAACGGAATGGCACTTGATAAACAAGTGGATGGCGCAACATTTCCCATTCACCCTTGCTTCTTTCCATGTATGGAATAAGGTCAGGATGAAGTGGCTCGCTATGTTCAGCGACTATCTGAGCCATTAAATCTTCTACTTGGTTCATTGGTTCCCCCTCTTCTTGTACTTATTCTGAAGTATTTTCAACTGCTGGTCAAATGACACGCCGTTCTTCTCAGCAAGACTTTGGCAGATGATGTCCGCTTTCTCTTTATTCTTAGCAATCTTTTGCTCTTGCTCCAAGATTGATTCAGCGCTGTGTGGTCTGCCGTCAAAGTAATGAGTCACGACCTCTGTTCTCCATTGAAGGTTGAACCACTCTGTAACCGCTGAGCGCTCTGTCTTGATGACCTCTGTGTATTTTCCATCCTTGAAGTAAAGGAACTCACCGCTCTTTGTTGGAGCGTTTGCCTTTTCCTTAGCGATTCGCTCAGCCTTCTTTGCATCGCGCTCTGCTTTTGCTTGAGCCTTAGCAATCTTGTCCGCTGTCACGATTCGTGATGGGCGATTCAAAACTTCTGCTGGAGCGCTTGGGTAACAGATTGTGCAAGCATCTTGACCAGCATCCTCAACGATTGTTTTCTCATCGTCATTGCTGTACTGGATTAACCAGTTGTAACGAGTAGTTGGAAAACAAGTATTGCAATCCATTGAACTGTGAACATGACCGTTGCTGTTGATTACTAAGAACGCTCTTGTCCATGGGTCTTGGTTGTAAATTTTGTTTAACTTTGCAATCTCGATATTGACCTTGCCGATTTCTAACTTAATCTTTGCAACCTTCTCAATAGATTCTTGAATCTTTTCTACTGAAGTTGGGTAATACTTTTCGTAAAACTTAACTGTATCTTCAGCACTCTCTAACTTGCTGACTAAAGACCAACGCTTGTCGTACCAAGATGATAACTCTGTATCAATCTTGACCGCGAACTCTTTTGTCACGCTCATTGGGTCTCCTCTCATTTACAACCCCAGTTTAGCATGAATTTGGCGATTGGTACAATTAGCCCTAATTCGTGTCCCCGTGTCCCCGTGACCCCTGTTCAAAGGGTCAAAATTGCGTTTATTCCGCATCCTAGCCATCTGTTCCTTGGTCTTTTGGTGGACTTTCCTGCCTACCGACTCAGCCTCAGCCTCCTGCGTGACCACGGCTGAATCCGTCGCTACTGCCTCAACCTCGGCTACCGTCTTGAATCCAACCGATACGGCTACTGCTACCTCGGCTCCAGTAATCGTCCAAAATACCTGTGGAGGCGATGATGTCTCTTATCAAGTAGCGCTACCAACTGCGATTGATTTTCAAGGTACGACTTACAACGCTGTTTATGCAACTACAAACTCAACTATTGTTTTTGGTCAGCAAGATAATAATTACGCCACTTTTCCAAACACACCTTCAATTTCAGTCAATGCTTATGACTGGGTAGTTCTTAACCCTAACAATCCGAATCCATCAAATAATTATCCTGCTGGATGGCGAGCGCCTGATGAGCATTTAATTATTACTTCAAGCCAAGCGGGATTCCAAGTTGATTTAGCGGTTCGCCCTTTTGGTCAAAATGCTTCAGCCAATCCACTTTCAACAATCGTGGTAACTGCATCAATCAATCCTGATAGCACTTTAACTATTACTTATCTTTCAAATGTTCAAGCGGGATTACAAACTAGAACTGGTGTTCGTTTACCTGATGGTCGTGTTGTTTCTTTGGAAGAAGCGGGTCTTACTCGAGTTTATGTTGCTCCTGTTGTAACTGCTGAGGCGATTGTTCAACCAACGCCCACACCTAGTCCCTCCACGGCTCCAACACCTCAACCATCGCCTCAGCCAACTGTAAGTCCTGAGCCTTCTCCAAGTCCGACACCTGAACCAACGGTGACTCCTTCACCAACACCGTCGGAACCATCGCCCACTCCTTCTCCGACACCTCAACCAACATCGGAACCAACGGCTTCACCGTCTCCAAGCCCTGAACCTGTCGTAACTCCGACTCCTCAACCTGAACCGACCCCGCAACCTTCGCCGTCCACAACTGAACCCACACCTTCGCCATCACCTGCTCCTTCCATCGAACCAACACCAACTCCGCAACCTACACCTGAACCTTCACCATCTCCAACACCTAGCCCAATTCCATCTCCGCAACCTGAACCGATTCCCAATCCCGAACCAACCCCAACTCCGAATCCAAACGGTACCCCCGCGGTAGAGCCGACTCCTGTTCCGCAACCTGAATCTGTTCCTTTGCCTCAACCCACTCCCACTCCGTCCCCTGAACCTCAGCCAAGTCCAAGTCCTGAAGTGACACCTTCTCCCGTCCCTGAGCCTGAGCCAACGCCTCAGCCTTCTGAAGAATCTCAGGATGAACCTTCTGAAACCCAAGAGGAAACTGACCCGACAAATCAAATACCTGAACCACAACCATCTACTGAACCAACACAATCAGAAGAAGAATCCACACCGACGGAAGAAGAATCTTCAGAGCCAACTCAATCCGACGATACATCTGTACCTGACGAAGATGAACAGAATTCTGATGAATCCGAAACAACAACTGATGAACCCGTTTCTGACGACCAGCAATCCGAAGAACAATCAGACTCATCACAGTCAGAATCGCAAGAGCAAGAAAATCCGTCCACAGAACCATTAGACACCTCCGAAGTATTGAAAGACATATTACAAGATGGAACTGTCACTTCTGCGGAAGTAAAGGCTCTAGTTGAAAATGCCAACGCTGATGGTAAATTAACTGAAGCAGAAAAGGAAATCGTTGCGACTGCGATTATTGCTCAATTCATTGATGCTCCAGCCATACCTGCCGAGGCTCTGAAAGAAGCGGGTCTTGATTTCTCTGACCTTCCAGCCGAGACCCCAGTAGATGTTAGAACTGACGAAGATGGTAATGCCGTCATCATTACTGCTGAGGTTGCAGATGCTTTAGAACTGCTTGTATCTCCAGCCGCAATTTTTCAAGCAATCTTTGAATCACCTGCTCAACTTATCTTTGCTCTTGGAAACCTTGGTGCCGATATGTCACCTGAAGAAAGAGAAGAGGCAACCAAGACAATTATTGCCGCGACAATCGTTGGCAATATCGCTACAACTACAATGGCTACCGCAATCGGTGGCATTGGATATAGGAGACCAAATTGAAAGACTTTATTAACGACATGATGGGGCAACTATGGACATTACTAGGAATGTTTGTTGCTTGGATTGTTCTTGACGGAACCGCTAAGGGAATCGTCGGTAACGCAATTTTAATTACGCTTGGCGTTTGGGCTTTGACTTACCCTCTTCGTCGCTCGAAGGACTAGAAATCCCATCTTGATTTTTACTCAACGGATTAAAAGCATCGTTGATTTCTTCGATAGTTAATTTTCCGTCATCAAGATATTCACGGGCTAATCTCTCTGCGACTGAAGCAACTGCCAGCAATCCAGCCATTGATAAAGCGATAATCTCATCAACACCAAAGACAGCACCAGCACCTAGAGTTCCGAGAGCGCCGACAGTAAAGACCGCAACCATACGGCTCAAGATGTCTCGGACTTTTTTCATGCCACAAGTTTAGCGGATGTAATTTCTCGCTTTCTTGGCACTCGAGGCTTTCCTGATTTAGTCATGACCTTGACCCTCTTGTTATGAAAGGCATTGGCTAATTTATCGGCTTCTTCTTTACCGAGATACCTTGTCACAAATTGAAGCAGGACATCGGCGAACTCGGCGCCATGGGATTCATGACCCCATGTGATGTGATGAGCGATTTCATGAAGAATGGTGAACTTTGTTCGACCAGCCTTGGTCAATCGAATCAATCGCACCAACTCCCAGTCTCGGTATCTCATCGTGGCATGGCTACCACTTCCAGCCTCCACGATTATCTTGGATGGATATTTACTAAACTGGAATCGGTACTTCTCAAATAGTGTTCTCGTTCTCTTATGAGATAAAACTTGGTTTACAAATTTCTGAGCCTCTTTGATTGTCATGTCGCCCTCAACTTTGTAGAAGCCTCCCTCTCTTTGTGCGTCGTAAAGGCGTTGTCTTTGATTATCCCTCGGCTTACTTCCAGCCATTAGGCGACCTTCCTCTCTTGATGTTCTTCTCTCAGGTGGCGTCCTAGGCTTTGAAATGCCATGCCACCTCTTAGTTGCCATTCCTTTTTACAAACTGGACAGATGATGATTCTCATAAGTCCTCCTCTCATTACCCATTATACCAAATGGGGGTTATGAAATATCCCTAAAGTTGAGCCAGCCCCGCTCAACTCTGACGCGACACGCCACGATTTGACACGGGTTTAGGCATAATCACGGCTGGCATTATTAACCCCCGTTTGGTATACTCAGAGATGTCCGAGAGGAGGACGAAATGGAAAAGTGCGTGAAATGCGGGGTCGCCATTGAAAAGATGGAAGTCTTTCCAAAAGGCGTTTGCTTGGCTTGTTATGCGGTTGAATTCGAAAAGGAATTTCAAAGCGCATTGAAGATTGCGAGGTTCAAGTAATGAGTCTTGATTACAAGAACTGGAGTTACGGCGACAGATTTGTGTCAGCCGATGAAGATACAGTTGAAAGAGCCTTGGCAAGTGGTGAGGTAAAGGTAGAGGCTCCAAGCGCATCTGACTTGAGATGGGCGGCGGAATGGTTGGCTATCTATGCTTCAGCAGACCACAAAGAGTTAGCACAGGCTTTCGGTAATGTGATTGCCTTCTTGGACTTAACTGCTGATTCAAAAGAGAAGCGCTCGAACTTGGCTCAGGCAAAAAGAAAGTTTGCTGAGGCTAACGGAATTCCTGTGTCACAGGTAAGAATTAACAGGAATAACTAACCCTAGTTGTGATATACTCAGATTGTCTTAGAGAGGAGACAAAATG